ATACAATATCACTACCTAAGTGTTTTGAGAGTGCCAGCAAGCCAGCGTACTGGCTCATCTGCGAACCAAACTGAGGCCCTATTGAGAGGTTTGTTTTTGTTATATAGTTCATTATTATTTTATCTTTTATTAATATACGAAATACTCTTCTACTATACAACTTTATAGTGATCGATAAGTTTTTGCACAATTTCATCAATACTATATTCACAGTTGTATCCAAAATTTCTTAACTTTGTTGTATCCAAGTATGAATTTTTTACCTGTACGATATTGTGAAAATGTGTAGGTTCTATATTAATAATCTGAGAGTTTGAATTAGCTTTTTTAATTGCTTTTTTAATAATGTTTAAGAATAAGTAAGGTTTTCCGCTTCCTATATTTATAATCTCGTCTACAGGTGCATTCTCTATACAGTGGTGTATTGCTTTACATACATCATCTACGTAAATATAATCTCTAAGTACATTTCCTCCGTAATATAATTCTACGTCTCTACCTTCAACAATTTCTTTAATTAAGAACTGTAGTGCATTTTTCTTTTTAGAAATTTTTTGATCTCCTTCTCCTAGTACATTTGCTAGTCTAAATATTCTGTACTTTACATTATACGTATTACAAAAACTTATAATTAACTGTTCTGCACATCTCTTTGTAATAGAGTAAAAGCCTGTAGGATTACAGCTTAGGTCATCTTCTTTAAAAGGAGTCTTATCATTTTGTCCGTATACAAACCAGGAGCTAATAAAATTAAAAGTTGTATCTGGATTATCTTTTATATGCTCTAGAACATTTAATAAAACTTTTAAGTTTGTATCTACATCTACGTGTAGGTCTTTGTGTATATTATAATTGTCAATCGTACTAATAAAATACAATACTTCTTTTGATTGTGGCTTATAGTCTAATCTTTCATTTATAATAACTTCATCTGAATATAATGAACAGTACCTGCTTCCTATGAATCCTGTTCCTCCAAAAATATTTACTTTTTCCATATAACTATTGTATTAAGTTTGCTTTACTAACATGTTGTAGAGGTTACCTCTATGTCTGGTAATTCTATTTTACTATTCATATTGTTCTAATTTTGATATTTCGGTGCGTGCTGCTTCGTATAACTTTCCATGAAAGCCAAAAGTATTTTTTAAATTATATTCACATTCAGGTATTGCATGTTCTAGTGAAAATCTAGCTGCTACTTCAACCGGTGCATACTTACATCCATTCTGTTTAAAGTAGCCGTAATACGTGTTTGTTACTAGTACGTCGTTATGTGCTTCTGTATAAGGAATACTTTCTTCTAAGTTTAAAAATTTTTTACTCTTTAGTACAAATCCTCCATTACCTACTCTGTTCCTTTTACACCATTCTAATCCATCAGGCCAAGGTGCTCCTATATAGTCGTATTTGAGAAAATCATCATCCCAGTTATGTGGATTAATAATAAATCCATCATCATGAATAGATAACATATACTCGTTATCAATATACTTAGGAAGAGTGTTTAAATGAAACCAATTCATTGTATTATGAGATTGCTTCTCTATTTCTATATACTCTATATGATCTGGAAGATTGGAAGGCCTGTAATGTGCAAGTAATTTTATAGAACCAAACTTTATCTGTTTTGAGCTATACAAAAGAGCTTTTACAGACTCCTCTGGGTTAACACAATTTACTGATATTAGATCTATTTTTGAAAGGTCTTTCATTATATTGTCTTAAATAAGTTTTCTATATAATAATTCTCTATTTCCTTCTGTTTAACTGTACATCCATATGCCATATGAATTCCGTAACAGTTTCTTACGTATACTGGAGATCTATCAGTAATGTTTGCGTACATTGTTAACTGTCCTTCATCCCAATTATCAAAGAAAACTTTCTGTGCTTCTAAATAAAATTCTGTTTTTGCTATAAATAAATTATTACAGAAGTAAGGTGTTAGGTATTTTTCTAAAAAAAGTTCTGAGTTATTCAGTACAAGTTCTTTCTTCTCTGCTGCATGTCTAGCAATGTACATGTTGTAGTCGTAAGAGAATCTGGCAGGATGTACCCCTTTAACTATGCTGTAGAACCATGGTAGCCCTTCCCTTCCTTTTACAGGATTAATCCTATCTACTAACTTCCAATAGTCTTCTCCATTCCATGCACTTAATCCCTCTATGTACCTAAACACTTCAGAATAATTACATCCAAAAATATTCGGATCTATATTATCTTTCAGAAAAATTTTATATACATCCTCTTTTTCTTGTTCTGTTAAAAAATCTTGTAGAAATAACTCTACAGAAGGCATTCCATTTGATAATGTAGGAGCTAACACTGACACGGTAGGGTCATTTAGTATACCTCTATTTTCAATCATATAGTCCCAGACATGTCGATTTACAAAAACATCATCATCCCATTTACAGAAATATTCTGTTGTTGTTTGTTGAGCTACTTGCATCTTATGTTCGTAGGCATCTGTTGGCATACTAGCTAGAGTAGCCTCTATGCCTGCTTCTACTACTGGGTATAATATTTCTTCCCAAAGTCTGTTATCATTTTCATGACAGTACACGTAAAGCTGTATTTCTTTCTTGTTACCTTCTTTAATGTTTACAAGTTCTTTTAAAGCTGCTTTTACTAAAGGTAGTCTGTATTTATTCTGTGAACTGTTAAATAAGTTAATCTGTATCATCTGGTAGTAATTTGTACTGTAAATCTGTATTTAGAACTCTAGCAAAATAGTTTACATTAGAGTTAGTGCAACATAGTAACATGTTAGCTTTGGATAGTAAGTATGCTTCTACAATTACATCTTCGCCTACATAGTACTTACTACATTTATAGTCATTAGCATAATGTAACGGGATATCATTATTGCTTCTAAAAGTTGCAGGATACTCCACTACTTTATCGCCAAAAGCTTTCTTTATTGCATCTACTCTATTCTGCTCATCAGATGCTATGAAAAGCACATCGTACTCATCTATGTACTTTTTAATACGTTGAATATAGAAATCCATAGAAAGTTTATCTGGATGATCTGTACCTCTACAATGTACTCCTAATACTCTTTTTCCTTTAAAGTGAGTATTGTAAAAACTGTTAATTTTAGACTCTACATGAGGAAGAAGTTTTACGTACTTTTTTACTATTTCTCCATACTCTTTACGTTTAACTTTATAGTCTTCCGGGGTGGTGTATATGTCCCTAAATTCACTAAACTCATCATGAAGTAATCCTACCTCTGATAAAATTTCAGAAGAAGTAGGCTTAGTGTCTGTGTGAGGTTGTTCAAAGTAGTATTCCCAAACGTTCTCTATTTCTTGTTGACGGTACATTTCTTCATCGAAGTAGCAAGATTCTCTACCAAAATGTATGTAGTACTTATCGTTAGGGTAGTGGTACATTCCTCTTATTGTTTGCCAAATAAAAGCAAACATCCCTGAGTTGTGTTGTGTGGGGTGTAAATATCTGTACATTAATTAATTAATTTTTTAAAATACTTATTAAATAACTGATCATTGTCGTAAGCGTACTGTTTAGCTTTTTCAAAATTCTCTTTAATATATTCCTCTCTGGAGAGGTAATCCTGTTCTGTTAGGTTGTTAATTATTTCAAGAAGCTCTTCCTCTGTATTAAATATAAGAAAACCTTTTGTATTAAAAAACTCACTAATATTTTTACAACCTCTGTAAATTGGAATAACCCCTGTTAGAAAACAGTCTAATATTTTTTCTGTAAAATAATTATCATGTACTCCATTTTCAATTGCTATAGAAAATTTATAATCTCTTAGCCCTTCAATTTTACCTTGAACTTCTCTTATGCCCACTCCGTATAGATCTACATTAGGTATTTTAAGGTCAATAATCTTTTGAGCACATCCTACCCTAAACCTATGCCCCTCTGTCATTCCTTTGTTAGAAGTAATAAAAGAGATATGTTTCGGTTTATCTCTGTATATCTGAATTAAGGTACTATCCTGAAGAAGTGGATGTTCTGCTCTGTGTACATTTTTATTTAAAACAGCTTCGTAACCTCCATTTCTAAACACGGCATTCGGTAACTTAAGTAACTCTTTATCGAAAGTTAGTATTAGGTCAAACATTTGGCTATTCTCTTGCACAGCAGTATATACTTCGTTCTGGGAGAGTAGGTGTGGAGCTTCATGTACATCTGCTACAATCAGTCCCCTATTTATTTTTATCTCACCTTTTACAAATCTTAGTATTTCTGTATCTTCAATAAGAGTTATGTCAAATTCCCCATCTTGTAAATTATACGTATAAGAAAATGTCTGAGGTATACTATTCTTTTCTCTAAAGCTACCTACTATGTTTATTTGAGGTAATTTTTCACCTGACAGGTTCTCCTTATACTTCTTTCTATTTCTAATTTCTATTTCGTACTTACTGTTATCAATACTTTCTCTTTCGTGAGTACGTACTTGATTAGCCTTACTGTGGTTGTACACACAGTCGTAAAAATCTACTACTTGAATCTTCTCTTTAGGGCACATCTCCATACACGGATATTGGAAAGCTAAATCTGCTGCATGCCAATAATACTCCCCATCTTGTAAAGACCTTAAATCCTCTAGCTTAACTGCTTGCAATAGAAATGCCCTATAGGTCCTTAAGTGAGAAGCTCTCCAGTGATCTTGACGGTACATTTTATATTTATGTACAAAATCTGAATGCTCTGTTGATTGAGGATATGGTAGTGTTGATTCTGCTTCTGGTCCATTCCATACAATGAATCCTCCATATGTCATCCAGCAGTCTTTTTCATTATAAAAAGCATTAAGCTTTTCTAAAACTGTTTCATCATATAACCAGTCATCCCCATCTAAGTGAATTACTATCTCTTCAGGATCCTCTATATAATCGTTTAGGTTATGGAAGTAGTTATACATAGCTCCTTTATTTTGAGAATTTTTTATAACATTCCAATTAGGAAGCTCTCCTACAACTTCTTTTACTTTTTCATAAGTATTATCTGTAGAAGCATCATCTATATAGGTAACTTTGTAGTTTGTATATGTTTGGTTTAGAATACTTGCAAGATTGTATTCAATCCACTCTTCATTGTTATAGGAGGGTGTTATTATTCTAAACTTATTTTGCTTTTCCATTTATCTATACTGTAATATTTCTTGTAATTTTCCTTAGACGTTGTACTACATTTCTGATAAAACTCTTTATCATCTCTTAACCTTTCAGCCAGCATTACTGCTTTCTCTACATCCTCTACATCTACTGCTAGGTCTGGATGACAAAGTCTTTGTGTGTCTACTTTCTCATTTCCTATACAAGGTATACCGAAGTAAGCACAATTCAAACTAAATGTACCAGCTGCAACGGTTGGCATAAGGTGTACAGCGTATTTGAATGAACTTAACTGTTCCATCCAATCTGTCCACATAACTCTTGGTAAATGATTTATCAACTGATCCTCTCCCTCTCTCATTGCATGAGAAGTCTGTCCCCATATTGGAACATCAAACCTCTGTGCTACTGTAAAGCTTTCCATACCTCCATACCATCTAGCAAAATTACCTCCTATAATAACTTTTTCTTCTCTAATAGGTTGAATATCTTCTACTATAGAATCAATCATTAGAGTAGGAATAACGTGCACAGGTACGTTAGTAAACATTCCTTTATAGTATTTTACATCGTGTTGGTTATGTGCAAAGATACCGTCTGAGGAGATGAGCATATTATAGAATAATACTTGATCGATCATTTTATAATCATTCCACCACCAGTGAGGTCCTTCCTGAACTATATACACTTTTTTATTGGTAAGCTTTAATCTCTCTACTGGCTCTTTTATTAAAAGTTCACTTACTGGATTCTGATCATCTGCAAGTTGACTTCCTTCTGCACTTAAGTATAACTTTCCTTTAGGAAAAATAATAAAGACATGATCATATCCCTCTACTTCTTGAAAGTGATGTATGTACCTATGATCGGCATTTAAAGCATGCATCCAAGCAAACTCTGTTCGCATATTAGAGTGGTTAGAGGGAATCTTTCCCTCAAAACCCATCTCTGTTAGGAATGCTATCTTCATATTATTTATTGAAGAACTTATCTACGATTGTTTCTATATATTCAATTTGCTCTAAAGTAATAACTGGAGAGCATCCTAAGAAGAAAGTATCTGTTGTTACTTTTCTTGATACTGGATATTTTTCAATTACTTCTTTAGGGTCAATTAAATGAGAGTATCCTGGCTGAAGCATAATGTTACCTGCAAAGTAAGGTCTTGTTTGAATCTTATTTGCTTCTAAGTATTGACAGAACTCAGCTCTTGTAAAGTCCATTCCATCTTTAACTGTTAATGCAACTGCAAACCAATCTGGATCTGATTTATCAGTAGCTTTAGGAAGGATAAACTTATCTTCATACTTTTTAAAGATGTCAACAATTGCTTTATGATTTCTTCTTCTTATTACTCCAATCTCTTCTAACTTACCTAACTGAACATTACCCATTGCAGCTTGTAATTCAGTTGGTTTTAAATTGTAACCAATTTCTTCATAAGTATATTTATGGTCAAATATTTCATTAGGCAAACTTGGTAACCAATTGCTGAATCTTATTCCGCATGAACCGCACTCTAAAGCATTTGCCTTACCTTGACAGTAACATCCTCTACCCCAGTCTCTAAAACTTCTTAAGATTTTTTCTAGCTGTGGATCACTACATGCTACAAATCCTCCTTCACCCATCGTAATGTGATGTGCTGGATAGAATGAACATGAGGACATTTTACCGAATGATCCTAACATCTTACCATTATAAGTTGTTCCTAAAGCATCACAGCAATCTTCTAATAAGATTAAATCGTATTTGTTTACAATTTCCATCAATCGATCCATGTTAGGTGGATTACCTAATACGTGAGCAAATGTAACCACTTTAGCATCTGGATGATCAATACATGCTTGCTCTACTTGATCTAAATCTAAGTTTAAAGATTCTAATTCAATATCAACAAAGATTGGTGTAAAGCCTGCTTGAATGGTAGGACTTAAAGTAGCTGGGAATCCAGCAATTGGAGTAATTACTTTCGTACCTTTTGGTAAGTTCATTCCTCTTTTAGATGTTAAAGCTAACATCATTAGTAGATTAGCACTAGAACCGCTATTAACAATAACTCCGGTCTTGTGTCCTAGTTTTTTAGGAAACTTTCTTTCGAACATTGCTCCTTCTTTTCCTAAAACCAACCAACCTTCTAGCATAGTCTTAACTACAGCTTGATATTCTTTTTCGTCAAAATAAGGTCCGGCATACTGAACTAAGTCCTCTCCTGCTACCCACTTTTTTTCACTGTTCTTTTTTGTAATGTGCTCTTGTACTAAGCTTAAAATTTGATCCATATAACTGATTTTATTTGTTTTATTAATATATGAAATTATCTTATTGCTGGCAACTATTTTTATAATAATTCTCCCAGTATTCAATCATTTCATCCAACATACTTTCAAAAGTATATTCATGCTTCCATCCTGTTGTTTCAACTAACTTAGAGCAATCTCCTTTCAAGTCATGTAATTCTTCTGGACGTAAGAATTTTTCATCCTGCTTAACATATTCCTTCCAATCTAATCCTAGCTTACTAAATACATATTCACATAACTCTTGTACCGAATGTGATACTCCTGTTGAGCAGATAAAATCATCTGGCTTGTCTTGTTGAAGTATTAACCACATTGCATAAACATAGTCCTTAGCATGACCCCAGTCTCTTGTGGCATCTAAGTTCCCTAGCTTTAATTCATTCGATAGACCTAATTTAATCTTAACTGCTTCTTTACATACTTTATTTGTAACAAAGTTTGTACCTCTGCGAGGTGATTCATGATTAAATAGGATACCGTTTGATACAAACATACCATAAGAGTTACGGTAATTTCTACTAATGTTATATGCAAATACCTTAGCACATCCGTAAGGTGATACTGGATTGAGTGGTGTAGTTTCTCTTTGAAATCTATCCTCATCAATACTATTTCCAAACATTTCTGAAGATGATGCTTGGTATATTTTTGTTTTAGGGGATACAAGCCTTACTGCTTCAAGGATATTTAATGTACCTATTCCTGTTGTATTGGCTGTATATAGGGGTTGGTCGAAGGATATTCTAACATGCGATTGTGCTGCTAAATTATATAATTCATCTGGCTGTACCTTTGCAACAACCCTTACCAGTGATGCTAGGTCTGTAAGGTCAGCGTACTCTAGCTTGATACTACTGTATACTGCATCTAATCTTGCTGTTTGATTTTCAGCTACAGAATTCCTCTTTACTGTTCCCCATACTTCATATCCCTTTTCTAGGAGTAATTCAGCTAAGTATGATCCGTCTTGTCCGTTTATTCCTGTTATAAGTGCTACTTTATTTTCTCGCATTATCGTAATTTTCTATAAACCATTTAACTGTTTCTTTTATCCCTTGTTCAATTGAAGTGTACTTAAAGTCTGGAAGATATCTTTTTACCTTTTCATTTGAAGAAGGTTTTCTAAATTGTCCATCTGGCTTATCTGTTTCAAAAATAATATTTCCTTTATAATTAAACTCCTCAGCTATTAGCCCTACCAAGTTTTTAATACTTATTTCCTCTGAGGTTGTAAATATGATTGGTTCTTCTTCGTCGTAATTCTCAACAGCCCATTTAGCTAATTCAGCTACATCTTTAGAGTAGATAAATTCTCTTAAAGGCTTCCCCGTACCCCATACTTTGAAGTCTGTTTTATTTTGTATTGCTAAATACATTTTATGTAGAAGCATCGGAACTACATGTCCATGTTCTAAAGAGAAGTTATCATTTGGTCCGTATATGTTTGTTGGAATTACAGAAGTATATTTCAATCCATACTGCTCTCTATAGGCTCTAATTTGTATATCTGCTAGACGTTTAGCATAGGCATAAGGATAGTTTGAACTGTGAGGAAATCCATTATGTACTTGGTCTTCTGTTAGAGGATAGTTTACTTTGTCTGGAAATACGCAGGTAGATAAAAATGATACTAGATTTGTAACTCCAGCCAATCTAGCTGATTCAATAACATTTGTATTGATCATTACATTATCATATAAGTACTCTCCTTTGTACTTCATATTTCCTCCAAGACCTCCTACCTTTCCTGCACAGTGAATAACGTGAGTTGGTTTATGCCATTCAAACGCCTTTAGAGTTTCTTCTGGGTTGGTTAAATTATACTCTCTTCCTAATTTTACATCAGCATCAATAGCCGATCCTACCAATCCTTTTCCTCCTGTTACTAATAGTTTAGAGTGTGTCATAGTAATTATTTTGTTTTTCTTGTCTGTCGATTGTCTTTGGATGGTATAAGGCCCATTCCTCTTCTACCGGAAGCATACCATGTATCTTAAATCCTTCTAATACTTCGTGTACTTTATTTTTCCATCTTATATGAGGAGCATTCTTATAGATTCTCATTTGCCAATCAGCCCAGTTGACCCATCCTTTTTCATTCACATGCCATCCCCACTTCTGAATATGTTCTTGAGTTAAACCCTCTACAGTATTTACTCTAGGGATTCTAAGCATATCGACATCATTAGTCTTCAGCATTTCAGGAAGATTTTGTATCAAATTGATATGAGGAATTTCATCAGCATCTATATTGAAGATATAATCTCCTGTACAGTATGATGTTAGTAAGTTTTTCCAATTAGCAAAATGATTTTCAAAATCATGAACTGCTACTGTAGTTTGGTGTGCTATTGAGGTTAGGTAGTCTTTTACTATCTGTGTTCCGTTCTTCTCATCAAATAGGATTACTATCTCATCTTCTGTACGTTTGTTGGAAAGGAGGAAAGAAACTAAACGTTTAATTTCCTCCAATTCATTACAAACTGTTATTGCATAACTAATTTTCATACTTAAATATATGAAATTTATTCTTTATCTGCAACTTCTACATCAAAAAATCCTATTACTTCTAAGGCATCCATAAAATCTCTTTGACCAAATATTTGAAGGTTTCCCATATCCATCTTATGTGTTTGCCCTTTAGGGAAGTTTGCTTTTTCTTCCTCTACAATTTCGATAGCTTTTACTGCAGACCACATCCAATTATCTTTTGATGTACCGTCTAAGAATACCATTCCTTTACCTGGGATAGTGATTGTGGCTGGAAGCCATACCTTACCTGAATCATCTGTGTATAAGAGATCTTTGTATAGTTCCGGTGATGCTTCTAAGGTTTTGTTTACCAAATCTCCTCCCTCAACCATTAAGGTTGAAGTTGAATATCCGCAACCAAAGCAAAAGCTTGTTGTTACTTCTTCTGTTACTGCTTGTTCATAGCAAGCATTTCCTCCACAGTGTGGACAGTCTACCATTTTTTCTTCCATTATACTTTTTTAGTTATATACCAGGTATCATCATCTTCAGAGTACCCTTTATTAAATTCAAACTCACTACTATTTAATTTTCTAAACATGTTTTGAAAATAACTTAATCTATCATCTTCAAGACCATCTCCATCATAAGGTTCAAATTTTATACCCTCACTATCAGTATTATTTAAAAAAGGAATGATTTCACTATTCATTACTTTTTGTAAAAATATTGCTTTAGGTAATCGATTTGGATCATTATCATCCCACTTAAACTGCTCTTCAGGAGTAGGTGCATTTAGATTTCCAAATTTCAATTCCCAAAAATTATCACTTGGATCATATACTAACCTAACTTCAAAAGGAGAACTATCATTAGTTCCTCTAAATTCTTTTGGTTTGAATATTATAATATTACCTTGGTTTAATTTTCTTACCCCCCATTGAGATATTTCAGTAAGGATGTATTGTTTTGTAGCTTCTTTCTTTTCTGTTAAGTTTGTATACTTACCTAATGACTGATAAACTTCAGTTGCTAGTATTGTTAAAGCTCTCATTTATTGTATTTTCTTTAATTTTGGTAATTCTATTTTCTTAAGCTGTGGTAGCTTTAATTGAACTTGTTTTGGGAACTCAGGTACATACTGTGTTAGAAAAGAATCTAACGTCTCTCTCATCTTTTCGTATGAGAACTGTGTTCTACTCTTATGTCCTTGTCTCTTAGCAAGAGGTTTCCACTTTTCATAGTTGTCGTAGATGTCCTTAAATGCCTGACCTACCTGCACTGGATCTGCTGAGAACCATTGACTGTCGGTTAATATCATATTAGGAACTGCCGCTGAAGGATGTACATTTGTAAGATTACCTCCTATGTATTTTACAAATTCTTTATCAAGAAAATCTACATGACCTGACCAAGCTGATGCTATAATTGGTTTGTTTACTAGACTAAACTCTAATAGAGGTCTTCCAAACCCTTCTCCTTTTGTTAGAGAAACCATTGCTTTTACTTTACCGTAGTTGTATAGTTCGTTAATCTCTGTATCAGTCATGTCACCATGGAGTAGGTATACGTTAGGTAAATCACCTTTAACTGTCTTTCTTATTGCATCTATCCTGTCTAGCAGTTCTTCCCTATCCATAATAGATGTTCCTGATCCTGCTTGTACTTTCAGTAGTAGTGCCGGCCTTTTTCCTTTAGGTTTATTTTTAAATGTCTCCAGGAAAGTCTTAATGGTATACCCTATATTCTTCCTATCCTCTCCCATGATTCCAGGTAACCAATGTCCTACTGCTAAGAAGCAAAACATTTCATCTATCTCATCAAATTTTAACTCTACAGGAAATGCAAGTGGGGAGTATTTTGTAATATCAGCTCCTTCAAACAACACCTCTACTTTTGACTTTAATACAAGTTCTCCCGTTACTTGACCTGTATTACTGTCCTGCATATTAAATTTTGAATCTTCAAATACTTTTTTTGCATGCTCAGAAGATACTAATACCAAGTCCATGTTATTACATCCCTGTATCCAGGTAGGATCACATACTGTAGTCTCAATTCCGGCTGTTACTCCTATATTATATTTACCTACTTTTTGAAATTCATTCGGTACTGTGATCTGAATCCATATATCAGGCTGTTGTGTTAGTTGTGGTATGATTCTAGAGACTAAGGATTCGTTATTATGGTCTTTTAAGTATCCGAATCTAGTTCCTCCCCATCTCTGTGATAATATTTTTACATCATACTTATCTGTATCGATAATTGATTGTACAAAGTCTCTTGCTCTTGCTCCATATCCTGAGTAAGTATCAACTGGACAGCTTACTACTAATGTAGGTTTACTCATAACTAGTATATTAATTTATGTGTTATACGTTTTTTAGGTCTGTCTGTAATTTTATGTAATTCGAATCTTTCTCTTGGAACAAACTTCTCAAATGATTCATCCATTGCATCAATTACATTCTCACACATCTGTCTTGCTGACATTCCTGATTCATCAGATATTACCCATTCTCTTGCTTTCAATCCTTTAGCATCTCTTTCTTCTTTTGACATCTCATATGCCTTTAAAATAGCTTTTGCTACATCTTCTGGTGCACATCTATCGTCAAAAATATAAGGAGTTGGAACTGAACCTACCAGTGAAATGTTTGAAGGGAATACCGGGATGGCCCATTCACCACACTCCCTATATGTTCCTCTATGGTTAGAAGGAAAGTCTGAACTGAAGTCAATCCACTTACCATTCTCATCCGTAAATCTCATTTGATCCTGCATACCTCCAGTTACATTTGCAATGATCATTCTACCTGCCATCATAGTTTCAGTTAGAGATAGTCCCCATCCTTCGTTTGAAGTAATAAGTAATCCTACATCTGCTACATTGTAAAGTAAGTTCATTTGTGGAGTATCCAGTTTATCCTGAGAGAAGAATACATTTACATTTTCATCACATAGAGCTTCTCTTACCGCATAAAGATCTGTTCCATTTTCATCTACAGCTTGAGTATGCATTACAAGTGCACATCTCTTTGCTCTCTCTTCTCCGATTAAATCACAGAATAATTTGTATGAAAGGATGACATCTCCTGGAGATTTTCTTCTAATGTTTCTTGAATTAAAGAGAACTACAAAGTCGATTTGTTTTTCTCCAAACATATTGTTCTTAAACTCTTGTAATAGTTCAAAATTTTCATGACCTTCTCTAATAGGAAAGAAGTGTTTATCATTTATTCCATGAGGAACGTACTTGATAATTTTACCCTTAGTAGACTCTCCTAAAACTATTTCATTAATATTTTTAGTTTGTTTTGAGATTGCCATTAATAAGTCACATGATTCGTAGTATGCTTTATTGTATAACGGTGCTGGAAGATCATCCCAAATGTTTAGGTACATTAGTGGGATTTCATTTCTAATTTCTCTCTCTATCTCAAACAACCAAGTCCAATATCTTGGATCTGTGAATATAAAAATTGCATCAGGCTTTTCCTGCTGCATAAGTGAACGTATAAGCATTGCATCTCCATATCCATTGCTAGGCAATACTCTTACCCAAGCATCTTCAATATCTGCAAACTTATTTACCTCCGAGGATATATCAAGTCCTTTTCCTGCATCAGGATGATTAATGGCTGCTCCTACATTAAGCCAATTGAAATGGTGGGCTGTTCCTACAACAATCTCTCTTGCCATAGTTGCGATACCGGAATGCATCCTAATATCATCGCATAACAGAAGAATCTTCTTTCGATCTTCTCTCTTTACATAACGAAATTTTTCTTTCATGTAACTACTTTAATTTTAAATTTGTTTGGTTGTGTAACTTTTGCTTAAAGCTCTCCTCTGTAAGGTATAAGTAAATTGCTCTATCTACAAGTTTCTGTAAGGAAAATTTATACCTCACACATTCTTCTTTAAATTCTTGAAACAATTCTTGTTCTACCTTTACGCTGGTTAATTTTTTTGTGTCCATTGTAAGTGTGTTTTTACTGTTATTATATATAAATATATACAGTTTTTAAAAAGTCGATCCACAATGCTCTGTTCCTCTGTATTCACAGAACATACAATTTGACTTGGAAGGTTTCTTTTCATACTCCTTGTCAATATACTGTCCTTGCTCATCAAAAGCATCGTCAATAAATTTTGCAAGAGCTGTTGTTGCTTGCCCTCTTTTTATCTTTCCTGAAGGTGGTATAAATTCTTGAACTCTTCTTCCCATTGCTGGGTATTCTGGATTGGTAGGGACTTTTCTCTTTACAATAAAATACTTTACATCTACCTTGTCAACATCGATATTAAACTGTCTTGCAAGGAATTCCTTATACAGTAGTAATTGTGCCAGCTTTTTATCATCCTTCTTTGCATAATCATTCCACCCTGAGGTTGATGTTTTAATGTCTAAAATAATATACTTGTCATCTTGCTCATCGTATAAAACGATATCGATATACCCTTTAAAAAATACATTATCGGCTATCTTATGTACTAAGGGAATTTCTACTCCTACCAACTTATAGTACTTGGTACCAAAGTAATTAGCACGTTTCTTACGGACGTAATTTAATATTTCAACACCATCATTATGAAACTCAGATAACTCCTCAGAACTAGAAAAATGTTTTCCATACTTTTCTTTCTCTTCAGTGTAAATACTGAATAGTTTTTGTTCAAGCATTGCACCAAGATCCATTTCATTGGACTTCTTTACTGTTCCGTCATAAAGTTCTGTTAACCATTCCTGCATTACCTCATGTACTGCTGTACCAAATACTGTGTGAATGGAAGGTCTATACTCCTGTAGCCCTTTTACGTACTTCAATGCCCATTGGTGTGGACATGTATTGTATGCTAAAGTTTGACTGTATGAAATTGATTTTTGAGTAGTATAATCTAGTTCAGGTTTACAAAAGTCTCTAATTAGGCTTACTTGTTTAAGAATCTTCTTTGCCATCTTTTAATTTTCTAAGTTCTCTTTTCAAGTACCACAATGCTTTTTCAAGCTCCTGAATTGTGTCGTCTTTCTTACCTGCTCTGGAAATATATTTTATAGTATTTCCTAAGCAGAATCCTAAGTTCCATGCTTCTATAACTTTAATTGCTTCGTAAGGATTGTCCTTTCCTCCATAGTGTTGAGGGTGGTTAACTAATTCCTTTTTCCTCTTTTGTTTGTCAACAGTATACTTTACCTCTCTTGGATTCATATTATAACATTTATATAAGTATAATATAAGAAAAAAGGCTTGCAAAAGCAAGCCTGGTTTTTATTTTATTAGAAGGTATATACTGAGAAATGTTGCTATACCTGTTGTTACTTTATAAAATACACTAGCAGTTTTAGCTGATCTTACTTCTTTATGAAGATCATCTGTTAGATGTTCATATTGTCCTATTTGTAATTCTTGTTGACGAATGATGAATTTGTTATTCTCATCCTTATCATTTAGTAATTTTATAATCGTATCTTTGTGTGCTTCCCTTTCCTGAAGTTTTGATATCTTTTCTTTAGTAAGTTCTAATTCAAATTTACATCCATCGTATCTAATAAGATCTGCTACTATAAGTCTAGCAGTCTTAGTTGGAATTATTACTTTGGTTGTATCTGTTTGAGAAAAACTGCTCAAGCTCAGCATTAGAAAACTTATTAGTACTACTAACTTTTTCATCTGTTTGTTTTTTTATTATGTTTATATTTTTATCAATATAGTGAATTTCTTTTGAAATTCCAAATACTCTTTGTTGGACTGAGTCAATTTTTACTGTTATAGTCTTGTCTATAGTTTTTGCAGAATCAACTTTGGTTTCTATTAGTTCTATCTGCTTTTTATATTGTTTAATATCAGTAGAAATTCCTTTAGTATTGATAAGGTTCCATATTAATAGTCCTGCAACTAATGCTAGTACTATGTTTTGCTTGTTAATTGCTGTTATCTCTTTCACCTTTATGTTTATCAAGTTTATCTAAAATTTGTATAAGTAACTCATTCTTTACTATACCTACCATTGAAGCATTTTTAAAAATAGAAATTAATTGAAATACTAGAAATGGAGCTATAATAGTTTCACTTAACCATGATGTTCCAGTAAACCCTTTCTCTATAGTTAGTATAGCAGATAGCATTACCACCCAGAATCCAAAGGTTCTTAGTACTTTTAATGCTTTACAAGTTTGGAAACCTTTTGCTTTTGTACCTGCCCATACACCAAAAAAACCATCAGCAAATACTACAAATGCTACTGAAAGGTATTGTTCGATGTTATCTGCTGTAAGTTCCATAAAGTAGGAACCTATAAATGCACAAGCTGTTGTCAATGTTAATAGGATTATAAGTGATGTTTTCATGCTATATGTAACTATTTTACAAATTCGTAATACTTTTTAGTTTTTTGATTTCTGTCTTCTAATCCGTGAGTACCACCGTTAATTCTTTTCGTAAGAGCTAATATGGCTGCATCGTTAATTCCTTTATCGCATATCTCCCACAATTTATTTTTGTCAAAGAAGAACATTGCTGATTCGAAAGAATAAGTCGTTGCTACTAGATCTGGATTGGTCATAATTTCTGGCTTGTTTAAGTACTTAGCAAATGCTGCGTAGTTGTCTTTACCAGTTAATTGAAGAGCTCCTCTTCCTCTAAATTTAAAACCGTCTCCTGATTTTTCATCTCCGTTACCCATTCTTGATGCGTAAACTCTATTAGCAATCTTTTCAGGATTTCTAGCATATGATTCTTCTAAATTACCTGGGAAGTATTTTCCAAAGATACCTTGAAGTCCTTGTGCTGAATAGTTTAAGTTTTCAGAAAATGCTTTAAATCCTCCTGTTTCATGAGATGTTTGCGCAAAGAAATGTGCTGCTCTAACTGGAGTTAATTTGTAAAACTCCATTGCTTTTTTCATTGTTCCTGGACCAAAAGCACCATCGGCTGTTACTCCGATCTTAGTTTGTAATGCTGCTAAGCTCATACTGTACTGTTTTTATTTATAATAAATAGTACTAGAAATCCTTATTTAATCCTATACAGAAAGCTTGTGTAGTTGCCCCAAAAGCACTTTGAGTGTTATACGTTACGATAAGTGATAGATTGTCTTTAAGAGGAAAAGCATAATTGATGTCATACTCCATTGTAATTTCTTTTTGAAAATAGAACCATCCTATTCCTGCAGATACTGTAATTGGTATTTCTTTACTAATGGGTACAGTTATAATTGCCTCTGAGTAAAGTGAATTGCTTTGCAAAGAGAATAATCCTGTGCTTATTCCTATTGCACTATCTCCCACATACTTCCCTACTTCTACAGTACATCCCAATAAGTTATTAGGATCTCTAACTGTGGAATTAAAAGCCACATTTGGTGCAACACATATGTAATACTTAGCTTGAGAATAACTCATCATAGACACAAGTAATATAAGGGATATCAATAGTTTTTTCATTACTTCTTAACTGTTCTTCTAGTTGTTGTAGGTTTTTTTGCTGCAGGCTTTCTAGCTGCAGGTTTCTTTGCAGGAGCCTTTCTTCTTGTCTTTGGTTGTTCTTTTGGTTTTTTTATCATTGGATACACAATAGAACCTAGCAATACAACCGCTAGAGCTAAGGCACCTACCATAAAATTTGAGAAGTTTTTAAGTAGGCCAATCATCTTTACAGTTTCTTGCCTACCTACTTCAGTTTGTAAATCCATTAAAGCATTTGTGTCATCAAGTACAGGAGTAATCTTTTCATTTAGTATTCCTGTTTTTAAAATACTGTCAACAGCTTTCCTATCGGTAACTGCCTTTTCAAGTAACATACTAACCATAGCATCTACCTCATCCATTCCTTCTTGGGCATGGTCTACAAGTTTTGCTTCCTCTGGAGTCAGATATGTTGTTTTATAGCTTTCCCACCCCTTTTCAGTTTCTTTTTTAACTCTCTCTATTTCTCCTCTATTAGCTAGTAGTTGTTCATAGTTAACTACATTACTTGAAAAATTATCCTGAATGGTAGTTCCGTAGTAATCAAATCTATGAGAGATAAGAGGTACTGGTTTTAATCTGTCTTCTAATATTGTTGTAGCAGAAGCTTTTATACTTTTCTCTACATAAATTCCATAACCCGCAATAAGTAAAACTATTGAGGTTAAAACTAACATAAATGTTTTTTGATTATTCATATGACTATTTTCTTTTAACTGGCTTTTTAACAGCTCTAGTAGCTCGTTTAGGTGGAGTTTGTACCTTTCCTGATTTGATATTTGATAGGAATTCACCAGGATTATTTGAGAAGGATGTGGATATTTTTAAGATACCGCTTAGTATTTCAGGTGAATTTAAACCTCCCAGGCCATATATCAATGCTTTGTATATAGAATCAATTTCAAATTGTTCTAATATAAACCAAGCCAATAGCGAAGTAATCATAGCTGCCATAATATTCTTAACAATACTACTAACACTAGTCTCCTCTGGGGAGGTCGAGGTAACCAACCGAGCAATCATTCCTGCTGCACCGATTAACAATACCACCCAACCCCCATTTATAAATGCAGGTATAAATTCATTTAAGTTCTTCAACGGCTTCAGTTTTATTCCGGTTTATTACCCCCTCTGAAGTTGGCGAACTTTTCGATTACGTCTGGAAGAAAGCTACCTAAGGTTATGTACATGAATGCATCGAAAATGTATTCGTTTAGCTCAAGAGCCTTACCCATATAACCTGTAACAAGGTCTACTACAATGGCAATTACCATTACCATAAATGACATGAATCCAATTACAACTTTTTCGTTATAATCATTTGACTTTTTAAAAATGCTGAAAAATCCCATAAAATATTTTTTAAGTTAGTTAGGGTATAACTAATTAGTAATAACAAAATTTTATAGTAACTTATTCAATTTATAATAAATAGGCATAAAAAAAAGAGGCACAAGGCCTCTTTGGTGTTTAAGTAAAGTCTGTTTTACTCTCCTATGTTCATATGTTTTAATTCCTTTGGTAGGAACTCAGTATTGACATGGCCGCAGGCCTTGCACGCGAATACCGGAATAGGCATGTAAGTGGTTTGGCCGGTACCTGTTAAAAGTCCCGATGCCTTTCTAATGTGAAGAGCTTCTTCAAAAAATGTATGATTACATTTCTCGCATTCTACCGGAAGTGTTTGATCAATCGATAGGTTTAATCTTGGTTGTTCCATTGTTTTTGTTTTTGTGGTGTACATAGTTCATCCACCTTAGCCTCAACACTGACAATGCTGAATACTGTTGCAGGTGACATTTCTGGGTTTTGTAACGAAAGTGATACTACCTTTTTCAACACTACGTCTAGATTTTGTGCAACCATTGCTGCACGAACAATCTCCACTATTGTACCAATTGACTTTTGGTGTGGACTATTCTGCAATAGTCTACCTTCTTGTAATAATTCGTGATACTTTGCTACTGAATCTGACATGTGTTATTTCTTCTTAGGGTAGTACTTTCTCTTCTTCTTAGTAGGTGTTGTTACTATGTCTACAAGATCTTTTGCCAACTGCTGTGACTCTTCCTGTGTGGTAGGTGTATTTGTTACCTTGTCAATTTCTTTGATAAGTTCTTTTGCCGACTCTGTAAGACGGGCTTTTGTAGTATCCGGGGTAGTTGGAGTATCCTCTTCCATACTCTTTAACGTAGGCTGGTCTTTTGTTAGATAGTACCCAACTCCTGCCGACATTAACACTATAGATACAATTAGGATGATAATTTCAATTCCGTTCATATTGCTTTGTTTTGTCCCCCCTCCTTGGGTGGGGTGTTAGTAAAATTTGCGCGTGGCACCTTCGGTGAGGAGAGAAAGCCCCCTCCCCCCCTGCCGGTCCTTACTTTGCTTTTGATTCTTCTGTTGAAGCTTTTCTATATTCTGTGATTAATTTCTTAACCTCTCCAATTGCTTTACGTGCATTGGCTTGTGACTTCTTAGTTGTTCCGTTGTGTTGTGCAACGAATTCTTCATACAACCCATCAATCTTTTCGAATAACTCTTGTTTGTTCATTTTGTTTGATTTTAAATTAGTATTACATGAACATGCTAGGATCTACTCCTGCGTCTTGTCCATCTTTCTCTTTTATACTTGTGATAATACATTCTGTAATTAACATTGTTCCTGCTACTGATGCTGCATTCTCTAAAGCCAGTCTTGTTACTTTAGTTGGATCGATGATTCCTTCTGTGAGCATATTTACATACTCTCCAACTCTAGGATTAAACCCTTGCCAAATATCTCCGTCTACTAACCTTACCATTCTTTCGTTAATAGTGTCTTGAGTTTCACCTGCATTTAAAAGTATCTGTTCGAATGGCTTTGTAATTGCTCTCCTTACGATATCGAATCCTTTTTGTTGATCTGGATGAGAAGCTACTGATGGATTGTTGTATAGGTATGCTGCTGCATTTAGTAAAGCGATACCACCACCTGGTAAGATTCCTTCTTGAAGTGCTGCTTTAGTTGCATGAAGAGCATCATCTACTCTATCTTTCTTCTCTTTCATTTCAACTTCCGTATGACCTCCGACATGAATCATAGCTACTCCTCCTATAAGTTTTGCCAATCTGTCCTGTAAGATTTCTTTCTCGTAAGGTGAAACTGTATTATCGATTTGTTCTTTTAACTCTTCGATTCTTTTTGTAATAGCTTCTTCAGATCCTTTCCCATCTACAATGGTAGTATCATCTTTACCTACTGTTACTTTTCTAGACTTACCAAACCATTCTAAGTTGAATTTGTCTAGCTTCATTCCTTTCTCTTCTGATACAACTGTACCCCCTGTCAAAGCTGCAATGTCTTCTAGCATAGCTTTCTTCTTGTCTCCAAATTCAGGAGCTTTAACTGCTACTACTCTCAAGATACCTCTCATCTTGTTTACAACAAGTGTTGATAAAGCCTCTCCATCAATATCGTCTGCAATGATAAGCAAGTCTTTATTTTGTTGTGATACTGATTCTAATAATGGAAGCATCTCTTTTACATGTTGGATTCTTTTATCTGTGATAAGAATTAAGGGATTGTTTAGCACTGAAGTCATGGTACTATTATCTGTAACAAAGTATGGAGATTTATATCCTCTATTGAATTGCATACCCTCTACAGTTTCAAGATAAGTCTCTCCTGTTTTAGATTCTTCAATAGTTACTAATCCATCTCTACCAACTTTATCCATTGCTGTTGCAATAAGATTTCCTACCTCTGGATCGTTGTTACCTGAGATTGTTGCTACTTGTTTGATTTGCTCTTCATCTGTGATGTCCTTCGAGTATTGATCTCTCAAGTAGTTGACTACTGCTTTAGTTGCAATGTCGATACCTCGCTTTACTTCTACTGCATTTGAGTTATCCAACTCGGCTAAACCTTGTTTGTAAATCTCTCTTGCAAGTAATGTTGCTGTTGTAGTTCCATCCCCAGCCAATCTTGCTGATTCGATTGCAACTTGTTTTACAGCTTGTGCTCCAGTATTTTCGATTGGATCTTCCAATACTACTTCTTTTGCTACTGTTACACCATCCTTTGTTGATGTTGGATTACCTCCCTGTTGTTGAATGAATACATTCCTACCTGAAGGCCCTAATGTACATACAACTGCGTCCGCTAACTGGTCTACTCCTGAAAGTAGCTTCTCTCTGGCTTCTTTTGAAAAACTAATTTGTTTACTCATAACTACTCTTGTGATTCTTTAATTGTTGCTAAGATCTCTCTGTCTGGTGTAATAAAGTATTCCTCTCCTTCAAAATCAATTCGTAACGAACCGATCTTAGGTACTAGTATTACATCTCCTACTTTAGCTTTGACTTCTATCCATGTACCGAACTCTGATTGTCGACCTGGACCTACTGCGATAACTTCTCCCATTTCTGGTTTTTCTTTTCCCATGTCCGGAATAATAATCGTTCCGTACATCTCTTCTCCTGTCTGTACAGGTTTGATAAGAACTCTATCGTTCTGTGGTAATAACTTTTTTGGCATAAACTAATTTTAATTTTATAACTTATTTCTATTAATATAAACTATTTTTTTCTAATATGCAACTATACTGCTAAAACTTATTGTCTAGATACGGTACACCCATAAAACCATGTATCCCTTCGTTTTCTAATTGTATCTCATACTGCTGCCAGTCTTCAGGTGATTGTGTTAAATCTCGCCAAGCAACATCGACACTGTATTTATCTGAGATTATAAAACCCTCTTCGTCCTGTATAATATGCCCTATTTCTACTATACTATGTAAATGGTACCCCAACTGTTGTATCTTTTGTTGAGCTTGTTGTTGTGTATCAAATTCGTATTTTGCAATTCTTATCATGATGTTATTTCTGCTAATTGTGAGTCTGTTAGTCTAGTTTTCCATAGTGCTGCGTAGTCAATACTAGCATCACCTTGTTGCCCTGAGTACCAGCTTCCTATGTCAATTCTACTAAGCGAATTCCCAAAAGTCAACGTGCTCGTATTTGTTGCTACTTGTGCTCCATTTATATATAATTTAGAGTTACTTGAGCTGTATGCTACAGCTACTCTAACACTGCCAGAGTATGATAGTGGACTTGTAAGTATTACTGTATCTCCTGTAGGTGTTGAACCTGATACGTGCACTGCTATTTGTGAATTTTCTTCTCTACTAACATATAGAAAAGGACCTACACCACCTGCCGGTATTGGGTATGACAGCCCTAGAATAATCGAATTTGATGCCGATATTGGAGCTGTAGGTAGATTTGCTTGAACGTAAATGGTACCCTCCTGCTGTCCTATTAAATTACTTGACGATGTTCTGAACAGTAAGTCGGCTGCTCTTGTTACTGATTCACTGTTAGGTGTTTCGATATAACTTGTAGAGCCAAAGCCTCGTTCAAGTTGCAGGTACGCTATGTCGTGGTAAAAACTTGCACTCTGGTATCTTCGGGTATTTAGTGTACCTGACCCTGTGGTCGGTACCATTCGTATAAAACGTGCTGTACCACTGCCACTATGGTTAAACGTTATATCTAGTTTGTAACTTCCTGTATTATCGAGTTGCCTATAAGATGCTGTATAGTAGTCATCACTTATTGAGCTTGTAAATATTCTACTTTCAAAATCAAATGCTATTTGCGGGTTTGATAGACCTGTTGTAGCAGATCCTGTGGCCCATACAAAACTGCTAAGATACATCCACAAATTACGTACATTACCTTGTCTGACTACTGTGGAAAGTGTGTAGTACCCCGATCCTGATAGTGGCCCTAATCGGTAGGCGAGGCTTCCTGTTACATCACTTCCCCCTGTTCCCGCTGTTCCCGCTCTACTTCCTGTGTAGGTAAATCTTGTTGCAGGCAACCCTGCTATAGGTGTAATACTTTGTGTCTGCAGTAAGTAGTCTATACCGTCTCTCCATGCTTTGTTTGCAGACGAAGCAGTCACATACGGTGTTCCTGACAGCCCTATTTCGTTCAAGCTCTGTCTTTCTATCAATGTAGATGGGTAGGTACTTCCGGAATTATATGTCAACCTAGGTACATCTAGTGATCGTGTCACAAATTGGCTCTGACTTGTAAATACATACCCTGAGGAGTTTCTTACAAATTGAAAATCCCCAGAGGTTGTGTTGTTAGGTATAGCTGTATAGATGTCTCCTACTTTAAACCCTGTAGGAGTTATTAATAAACTTGCACTCTGTATTAATGTCATATAATTTCGTATATATTATAAATAGTACATAGTATGGCTTTTAATGACCCTCGGCGAAGTTGTTTGCTATCTGCGGTGGTGCTTTTAAGGTTACTCCTGGAAGTTGTGTTGTGTTTTCCATTAATTCTTGGACATAAGGCATGAACATTTCTGCTTGATCTTCTCTTACGTTTATAATTAACTGGTCATGAATCTGAGCTTGTACTCTGGCATCTACTCCTAGTTCTTTTGCTTTCCTGTTAATTTGAATTGCTGCTCTGTTTACAACCGCTGCTGCAAGTGATTGTAGTTGGAAATTTAAACAGTTGTTGATTCCATTTCGATAATCCATATACATTCTGTTCACAGGATCTTTTCCGTATTTGGTTTCTAGATCTTTTCTAAATCTCCAATCTAATACTTGGTCTCCAAACTTTTCAAAGATCTGTTTTACTTTTGGTAAGTGACGAATACGTCCTACTTTATTTGTAACAAACCCATGAGTCTTTGCTTGATTGCGTGAAGCAATCATCCACTCTCTTAATTGTGGAAACCCACTTAAATATCCTTCAACTAATTTGTCTCCTTCCTTAGCAGGTATTCCCAATGTCATTGCTAATGCATATCCTGACATTCCGTATGCTACTCCTAGTGAATACGACTTTGCTTGTTGTCTCTTAACTGGATCTAGTTTCTTTAGGAATATTGGTGACTTGGTGTCTGGTGATACTCCGTTTGGATATTTCACAGTATCTTGGTCCAACTTTTCTGTCTTGATGGCAATAGTGGAGTAAAAATCCCATCCATTGTTAAAAATGTCTTGTAATCCCTTATCTCCCGATACTGATGCAAAGCAGTGAGGTTCTAGAGAAGTGTAGTCATTATCAATTAATTTTCTTCCTTGTCCTGCAATTAGGAACTCTCTTACTACGTTTGTGTAATGTACTAGTAGTGGAGATTCTTCTCCTTCTTCTTTTGGTTTAGGAAGTTGTTGAGCATCTGAACCATACCTTCCTGATACCGTACCATTTTGTTTGTAGTAGAAGTAGTATCGTCCATCCTCTTGTCCATCTAAGAATCTATCGATGTATGTTGATTTAATCTTAACTAATTTGTTATATGTTCTAAGATTATTTGCCCACTCGTATGTTTTAGAAAGCTCCTCCAACATATCCATATCAAATTGATCCTGCCCTTTCTTAGTTTGTGTAAGAGGTTTGATTCCCATATACTTGAAAGCAATCTCACCTAAGTGTTTCTTAGATTGAATGTTCAAATAGTCACCATCATTCTCATCCTTCCACATCGACATAGAAATTCTAACAACTTCCATTTCATCCAATAGAGAAATATCTCCTGTCTGTAAAAATTGTTTAACATTACTATCTTCTAAGTTGTCAATATCTTTTTTACCTAAAGAATACTTTCCAGTCTTTTCACTTCTTGGTAATGGTAGTGAATGCATGATTGCTAAATTCTGAGCCCAGTTACCTCTGTGTGATGGTGGATAGTTGTGTAATGCTGTATCCACTACCCATTCCTTTGCTTCTGGAATGCTTAGGATGCTGTCTATTACAATCTTCTTGTTTGCTTGTAGATCTCTTATGATATCTTGTTTTGTTTTTTCTAATAGTGGAAGATCTAAAGCTACTCCAAACTCCTCCATTGGAACAGTTACTTCTCTGTAGAGAGGCATCACTTCTTCCTCAAAGAAGAACTTTTCTAGTTCTTCCTCTTTTAGTACTTTTATAAAGTGATTACAAACTCTTAAAGTTAAGTCCGTATCAGCAGCAGCATACTTGGAAAGGATTGCCATATCTGCTTTAAAGATTTCGTAAAGATCTTTTGTAGTCGATCCACCATTCTTCTTTATCGATTCCTTCAACTCCAACTGCTCTTGGTTGGCTGCTTTTTCAACATCTAACCCTATGTGCTGCTGGATGGAGATTGCTAAAGGCTTTAGTCCAAACACACCCATACCGGCACCCTCTTCCTGTACTGTATGCACAAGGAGCGCTGTATCTACCCAAAGATCTTCCAGTAATGATACTCCATAGAAGTTCTTAGTAATACGGCAGTCAAAAGAAGCATTGTGCATTACTAGCCTCTTACCCTTTAACATCGGTAGTAGCTTTTTAGTAATACCATGTGCTCCTTTTCCGCCAATGGTACATTCCTCCAATTGATTTGTTTCTGTATTCCATTTCTGAGTTGGAAGGTAAAATCCTATTCCTTCCTCGCCTGATACAGACCATCCTACAACTTGATCTTTTCTTACGTTCAATCCTGTTGTTTCAGTATCGTAAGCAAGAACTTCTGATTGATTAATATGTTCGATAAGGAGGTTGACAGTCTCAATACTGTCGACGTGGTAGTACCTCTTTTCTATTTGCATAACTGATTTTATTATTGTGTAAAGGTAATAAAAGAGCTGCAATTAAGCAACTCTTTCTTCAAACTTTTTTATAATTACATTTGTTTCTACAGGTAACCATACCCCAATTGCTCCGTTCCTCAGGTATGACATCTTTATATTACTCTTTGATACTCTGTCATTAATGTAATTTCTCATCTGATTTACATTATAGTAGTATACTTTTTCGGTAACTAAGCTGTAACATATAATCCAATCCGACTTAGTTGTGTGAAACCATCCTAATACCCCTTCTTTCTTATATAGTTCTAAAAAAGTTAGACCTGTTTCTGAGATATTTGTTTTAATATCCGCCCTATCCCAGGCATTAGTTTCTGTGTTTAAAAACTCTATATCTAAGCCTTTTTGTTGGTAGGCTTTGTTTTCGGTATAGTCTGTTAAATCCCGTACCTGTAACTTTTTGGATAAAATCTCAATAACGGCTTGTTCACCAAGACCTCCCTTTTTTAGATTCTCCAGGAAGGTCTGTTGTGTACCTGCCTCCATTATTGTCGTAATGTTTTTGACATTCTACATTTAATGTCTGTAAAGAAGCTTGGAATTAATTCTTTATGTGAAGCTCTAATTGGATTAATATCTAATCCTCCTCTACGAGTATAAAGACAAGCTACCATTAATTCTTCTGGACTGTAAGCTTCTTTTAAGTGCATATAAATCATCTCACAAATTTCTTCATGGAAGTGACTTACTTGTCTATGACTTACAATATACTTTGCTAATGATTGTAGGTTAGGAACAACTCCTGCTTTTGGCTTAATGTGAATAAATACATCACCCCAGTCTGGTTGATTTGTTACTCTACAATTCGATCTTAGTAAATTTGATTGTATTTTTATTTCATTTAATTGGAAGTCTTCGTCTACTTCTTCTGTCTCTAATTGAGAGGCATCTGAATGATAGGAAGTAAATTCAATAGCATCTAAGTCTACTAATGCTCCTAATTCAGCATACCCTTTAAATGAGTATGTTGGAGTAAAGTCTGAGGTAAACATTACCACCTTTACGTCTGTTTGTAGTAATTCTGATAAATCTTTTGATACTTTTTTCTCCAACAATTCAATACATTCTTGAGCTGTATCTCCTAATTGAGTCATATTGAATGAATTCAAATACAATTTGATAGATTTAGACTCTACGTGTAATTTTGAATCCGCTGAATACCAAATCTTCAACATTCCAACCACTGGAAGCCCTTTTGTGGTAATTGCAGATACTTCGTACGCATTCCACACATCTCCTCCTACGAAGGGTAGGTTATCTTCTTTGATTCCGTACGCTTCTCTATTCAAGTAACGTGGAATTTCTACCAATAGGCTTGGATCATAAGTATCGCTATAGCCTGCTCCACCTATTTGTCCTAGATGCTTTCCTGCAATCTTTACAACTTCTGCTTGATTTAATTCTTGTGTCATGTTTATTTTATATAGTTTAATATTTGTTCAACTCTTTGTTTAGGACTTCCTGTTACTGTTAGGTAATCTTTCCCTTGTACTTTCTTTATACTTGTTAAAGCTGATCTAAATTGATTATCGATTTTAGTTCTCCACTCTTCGTCTACACTTCTTACTCCATCATCTACTGATGGGAATTCTATTGGAAAGTAAATAAAATGTGTATACTGATTCATAACTCTCATCCAAGTATCTAAGATACAGTTATATGCACTATTTGACATCTTATCCATATAAGTAGAATATACTACAAGATCTAAATAACATCTATCAAGTATTACATCTTTCGGACATAGTAGAGCTTCTAAATGGAAAGAAGAGATAGCAAGCTGTGTTTCAGAAGTACCTGCCTTATTGATGGGAAATCCGTATTTACCAACCGTTCTTGTTGATTCATTTATAAATTCATACTCTGGAATGTATTGTTTTAGTAATTCATATACAGTAGTCTTTCCTACTGATGATGCTCCTACAAGTGCTATTCTTTTCATAACTAATTTTTTAAGAAGTCTACCCAAAGACTTACTGATATACTATGTAATATATGGAATAATTCCCCAATTTCCAACCCCGTTATTGATACCTTTCTACTACGAAGTATCTCTCCTTCATCAACTCCTTCTGTTACTCTATGAATAACACATCCTGAAGATTCTAATCCTAAATCAAAAGCTTTTTGCTGAGGATCTTTTCCTTTTAGTTCTGGATATTCAGTTATAAGTCCTGGATGTCCGTTGTAGATCTCAAATCGATTACAGATATCTGGAGGCATAATTCTCAACCATCCATGTAGAGTTACAACTGGATTGATATAAGAACCTAAAGCTAAACCTATTTCTTCTTCTGAAGGTTTATTATCTAGAAAAATTAAATGCTTATTCTCCAAAGCCGGGTGAATCTTTCTAAGATGCTCTGGTCTTTCGTTTGTAACTATCATATCAGGCCATCTTCCTAAAAGCTTTGACACTTCTACGATCTCTGATCCTGTTTGTGAAAAAAAAAAAACTATCCAAGGTCTTTTTGGAATATTACTCATTTTTATTTTTTCTTTTTAAATTATTATACGTTGTCCAATCTGATTTACTTCGTTTTATATTTAGTTCTTCTATTACTTTTAATATAGGACTTTCGCTTTTAAATCCCAACTCTTTAGCAATCTGTTTACATCCTATCCACTCTTTTAAGTACCTATTCTTAATATATTCTTTCTGTTCTTGAGAAAAATTTGGATTTCTTGAACCTAGTAAGATTCCTGCTTCACGTAGGGCTTTTTGTGATTCGTGCCTATCTTTAACATCCTCTCCTGCTCTTAAAAGTACTCTTTTACAAAGGTATTTAGATAGGCCTGATTGATTAGAGACTTCTTTTAAAGTCTTTATTTTAAGACTTTTCCAAATACTTAGTAGAACTTCTTGCTGCTCTACAGATACTTTTTTATAATTTGGACTAGCTTCTCCTTTAGGAGGGGAATATTGTTCAGACCTCTTCTTAAAAATCTCTTCTTTGTTAGGGTGAGTAGATATTGTATCCCCTCCTTCTCCTCCTTTTGCAATATTAAATACCCCTTGTTCTGCTATATACATTACCTCTTTTCGATTTAACTCCTGTAAGCAGTCTATATGTTCTTCTATAATCCGAAAGGATATCCTTTTTGCATCTTTATTAAAAATATTTTGCAGATATGGATTGTGATGCCTATTATGTAGGAGTAACGTTAAGTGCTCCTTTACTCTTTGTCTAAAAGGTCTTTCTGTTTTTCCAATATACCCTTTTCCTGTTTCATTATCAACTATCTTATAAATTATCATACTAATCTTTATTATAAATAGTCATTTTTCTCCTAAACAGGATGTGAGTTATATATCTGGCTTTTCTAATATACCTATTTCGTACTGTATTATGTCATCTTCATCTACAAAGAAGAATCGTTTACCAACTCTTAGGCTGTATGCTGATTTTCTCCCTAAATCTAAATTAATGTATGCAAATACTTCTGCATCTACTATTTCATTATCAGAATTTAAAAGCACTTTTTCTCCTATCTTATACTTTCTTTCCATTTACAAGCCAATTGAACTTATGTATATTCCCCTGAACTTTGTTTAAATCTACCTGGTCTGCAGGGTAGTTTATAAGTTCGAATAGTTTTTGAGAGTCTTTATGCCATAGTCCCATTTCTCCGTAAGATGTCCCTTTTATAGCTGCTACTACCGGATTTGATGTATCAATAGAGTATATCCATTTGTAATCCGAATAGAAAGAGAATTCCAAGGCAATCGAACATCCTAATAAATGGTGTTTCTTCTCCTCGTTTATAACACCGTCTCTCAATAGATCTCCCAGTAGCTTAACCCTTCCCATAGCCCAGCTTACCAGTTTATTAGGATGTGGAAAAGTCTGCGTATAGTACGAATAGTCAAATGAAATTGCAATCATATCTACATTTGCAATCTTATCCATATACTCATAACAGATTTTAATCTGCTCGTAAGTCTTTCCTTGAACAACTCCTATTTTCTTTCCTGGAAGATTTTTATACTTGTTATTCCATTCTGTCATTTGCTGTACAGTCTTCTTTGCATCTTCTAAAGCATCTGGAACTATATACCAGTCTGGTTTTAGTTCCAATACCCATCCTGCAAACTTCTCTGCATCGAAAGCTTCCTCTAATTCAAAAATAGAATTATCTAAGATAATTTCTCTACCTGCTTCTTTAGCATCTTGAAATTGCTTTAAGTACTCTGGATCTTCTTCCAGCAAATGTACCAAACAGTAATCATAGTCTGTAAGAGATTGTACTGTTTTAAAAATTGATTTTGGAGCCTCATGGGCTATACGTATCGCCATAGATTTTTTTAATTTTATTAACCCAGTGTTGAAGGGCTGCGTTGGTTATGTTTTTTAGTACACAAATTTCTTTCCTACTATATAACTTTAATAGTTCTTTGTATTCTTCAAGTTGACAGTTAGCTTCATGCCACCTTACGTTAAGGTCTCTTGCGGTCATTTCCCCGCACCTGCTGCACTGCACTTTAGTTTTTTCCCATTTTTTTCCAGAATTCCAATTTGGCTTACCTGTTCTTGCATTATTCTTTACTATTTTATCAATAGTTTCTTGTCGTAACTTTTTTCCTTTTTGACCAAAAGCTGCTGCTTCTCTAGCTTCTTGAAAACCTCTTGAAGAAGTTACCCTTTTTTGACCTCTTCCTACCCGTAACATAGCGTTAAATGCTAAGGCAGTTTGCCTGTCTCTATACATTCTCCATAAAAGCCAGTGAGCTAGAAAATGCTCTCTTGCTGTCAAGATTATTAGATTTTCTTTATCACCAGTTCCTCCTTTGCATCTAGGTATTATATGATGTATTTCATAATAGTTACTGTCTTGCTTTGATCTAGATAGTAATTTTCTTGTTTCGATTAACCTATCGTAATGCCATTTATAATCCATCTCTTTTTATTATAAATAGTTTACTTTAACCTATACATGAGCTATCTTAATCATTTTCTTGGTTTAAATTACTTATATCCTGAAATATACCTTCTATTTGTGAAGAAATACTCTCTACACTGTCTTCTAGTTGTTTGTTTACAGACATTTCTAAAGCCTTATACGCTACTGTCAACGGTACTACCTCTGTCTGCAAAGTGTCGAAGTATATTTTATTCTTTTCTAAAAGATCAACTGCTTCTTGCATACTACTCTCCTGTTATTTGTTTTAAATAAGACTTCTGAAGTTCTTTATCTGTGAATAATTGTCTTAAGTCAGGTTTGAAATAATTAACATTCTTCATTACTTTTCTATCTCTTGTTCTATAAACGACGTAATAGTCCCCAACTTTTTCGTAATGACACTCCTCACCTTGCTCACTCGATCTTTGAATGACAGTTGCTTTAGCGTCTTCTTCAGTTTGGCAAGCTTTCGATAAATTTGATGCTTGAACTTCTTGATATGCTGGCCATATCTTATCCTTAAGGCCATGTAACATAGTACCGTTCCCAGTGGCAACATAAGTAATATCGCACAAAGCATCCAGAACCTCAACGATGTCTCCTCTTTCGCAAGCTTCTCTATATTCTTCAAGTTCTTCAAGGATGAAATCGTATACGAACTCCCACTCTTTTCTCTCTGGTACTGTTGGTTCATAGTTATTAGGTTTGCCCATTACGGCATTAAATTCTTCTACCTCGTCAATAAAGGGTACTTTTGGATCTGTTATCATAACTTTACTTTTTATTTAATATAGGAAATTGCCTCCGAAGAGGCAACTTTTTTTATTCTTCAATTACTTTTAGAATTTTAGATTGATTAACTCCTACTACTGAAAAGTTAGACTCTCCGTCGAATTCTTTATAGATTTTTGCTTCTGCTTCTGTAGCTGAAACTGCATCTACTAGATATAATTCTTTTACTCTTTGGATACGACCTCTGTCGTTTTCGTGCTCCAATTGCACGGTTACTTGCCAATAATTCATAGTGTTTAATTTTAGTTTTTATAACCTTTTGTGAACTGATAGAACTCTGCTCTTGCTGAATCTTCATCTAAGAAACATCCAGTTAACTTTGCAGTCTTCATTGAAGCTCCTTCATGCTTTACTCCTCTACAGCTTACACAATTGTGACCTGCTTCAATCATAACTGCTACTCCTAGATTACCTTCACAGATCTTATCTACTGCATTATGAATTGCAACTGTTAATTGTTCTTGGATTGCTCCTCTACGGGCAAACTGCTCTACAATTCTATTTAGTTTTGAAAGCCCTACTACCTTTCCATCTGGTGAAGGAACATATCCAATGTGAACTTTTCCTGTAATAGTCTGGTGGTGGTGAGAGCACATTGAGGTAAGAGGAATATTTCCTTCGAATACAATTCCATCATAACCATCTGAAGGGAATGCTGTAACTCTTGTTAATGGTTCAAATCGTCCGGCCCATAAATCGTTTACATAAGCCTTTGCAACTCTTTTAGGAGTATCAGAAGAGTTCGGATCATTACTCCAATCGCATCCTAAAGCTGAAAGGAATTCACCAAATGCTACTGCTGCTTTGTCGATAATATCCTGCTTTTCTTCTTGAGTTAACCTTGCTTCTGGTCCTTCTATTAATTGCTTTTTAGCCAATTGAGAGGAGATACCATTTGCGAATCCGGCTTGTACTAGTTCTGTACCGTCGATAAATTTTTTACTTGACATATAAGATTGTTTTTATGGAGGTTCTACGACTCCGTTTCTATTAATATAACACTTTTTATTTTACTATACAACTACTTTTTTAAATAATCCTGTATACTTTCACTATCACTTCTCTCCCAAGGATAAACAATCCACTCTGTTCCTGTTTCCTTTGCATAAAAGTCAGGAGTAAATGATGCTGTAGGTTTGTAGTGAAGTGTTGCTGTAAATCCTCCTACTGCTCTTTTTAGTGTTTCTCCTGTGTCGCAAATGTCATCCACTACCAAAGTATCCTTATTTGTTTTACTTACGTAAGGTATGTTTAATTTATGTGAGATCATTACTGCTGGTATCAGTCCTCCTCTTTGTATTCCTGTAATAGATTTGATCTGTGCGCCTGATTGCTTTATTGTATTGCATAGGTCTTCAACTAAAATGTTAATATCATCCCAGCTTAAATAAACCTTGTTTCCTACTTTTAGTGCCATTATATTCTCGCTACTGTTATACCTTCTGCTCCTACAATTTTCATCTGCGAAATCATATCATCTGTTGGTTGTTGTGGATCTGTTTCCTCCAACACGTAGTTGATAAGTTCATCTATTGATACCTTGTCTTTGAATCCTGTCTTACCTGAGTCGCTTACTATTAATTCTAAATCTCCCTCTTTGGTTAATTTATAGTCCCAAATATAAAGCCCATCTGCTTTTGGGTAACTTTTTGAAAGCTCTCTGTCTCCTGCTAAATCTATTAAATCTTTTAATGTCATAACTGTGTTTTTTATTTACTTAATTGAATACTTGGTTTTACCGTCTGGTGATTGTGCTGCTATTTCTCCGTTTGCTAGAACTGTCAGTTGTAGGAAGTAGGTTGTTAGTAGTAGGTGCTTTACTTGTGCTGCTTCTATCTGTCCTTTCTTCCATAATGTATGAAGTACTGTCAATGTTTCAAACTGTGTTGCGTTTCTTACTGCCATTTTACTTTTACTTTACTACCATTCTAACCATACATGCTCTACTTGCCTCAGGCATATATTCATCTGGGGTTGATAAGACTTTCTCAAGTTTATCACGAAGAGATTGTTTCATCATTTCGTCTTGATACTCTTTGCTGCCAATATCTTGTGGAAATGTAGGATTGAAAGTAAGAGTGATTGTTCGGTAAGGTTTAAAATTTTCAGGATTATATATTAAAGGTCCAAATGTGCATCCCTCTTTTACCGGTTTGAAAATCACTGTAGGGTCGTACATTTTTGGAGAAAACATAATTTGGTAAACATATGCGGTTTTTCCTTCATATGTTGGGCCTTCATCTAATAGCTTATGTGTGGACGTTTGAAAAGCCTTACCTGGTTCATTAGCTCCCCCAGTGTGAGTTATCCATTTTACTTCTTTAAAATGGAAATGTTCTTTTAAAATCCCTTCTGCAAGTTGTCTCTGCACTTTAGACATTTCAACTACGGCAGTAGGTTCTACTACAGTTGGGGATGAATAGGTAGCAAAGTGGAGTCTGTCGTCTGTGATAGGACCTAGAAGGTCAATAAATTTTTGTGTGATTTGATTTGTCATAGTATTATACTTCTCTTTGGTCTTCAAATGCAATGATGTGAGGTCTCCAAGTTAATCTGTAACCATTATCTCTAACCCAATCAAACATTTTAGGATATGATTTGAATAAAGCCTCTCTTGAATCTCCTGCTGGCATGAACCATACTTTATCTTGTGGTATGTCTAATATACTAATACATGCCATAATCTCTTCCAATGCTTCTTGATCCTCTCCGTCCCATACTGGTTTTAAGTGATAGTCAGAATGATAAGCAATTGATTTGGACATTGCATCATAATTAAGTCTTAGCTTGTTGTGTTGCTTAACCATTTTATCGTCGACCACATCTCCTTGAGGGGTGAGAATACCAACTCTAGGGACAGAGTTAGAAAACTTCGGAGAAATCGATAACAAGTTGATTGGGTAATCTGTTTCAAGAAAATGACTTCCTTCGGTCTCAATTGTAATGAAAATATTTCTTTCATGTGCAAAATGTGTTAATTCGTTTACTAATGCTGGATGCATTGTTGGTGATCCTCCAGTTAACATCATCTCTGTGATGTGAGGATTCTTGTCGTATGCTTCAATTATATTCTGGAATGAATATTTTCCTTTCTCTGGATGGATTGATGTGTATGGACTATCACACCAGCCTCCTTCGTTGAACCAGCAGCGGTGGGTACAGCCACTTGTTCGAATTACAATTGTAGGATATCCTGCTCTACTCCCCTCACTTTGGACTGCGGAATAAACTTCAACTATTGGTAAGATTTTATTATAATCTTCAATTCTTTTTAACTTACTCATATTACGTTTTCTTTTTTTAACATTAATCTTATTTGTGTATCACTTGTATTAAAAATTCTTCCAATTTCTGTAAAGCCTTTGTTCTGTAAATATAATGATTTTATTTCAGAAATCCTATCCCAAAGGTCATTTCTTTTAGGCTTTTTTAAATCTGCTCTACATTTTTGAGATTCTGAAGGAGATCTTTTTTCTACATTATTCTGTTTTAAAATTCTACCTATTACCTGAGGATGACATTGATATTCTTTTGCTAGTATGTGAATACCCTCTCCTGCTTTATACCTCTCTACAATTTGTTCAGAATTAGTATTTACATCTTTTCTCATATTCCCTGATGGATATTTTATTTTAGATTGTTTATTTGATTCAGATTGATTTCTTCTTATATCTGAAGGGATAATTCTGTTTCGTATAACTCCTGCGTCTATTTTATATTCTTGAGCAATTTCCTCTGCACTCTCTCCTTTTTTATATCTTTCGACAATTAAATCAACATCTTTATAAACATCTAATCTTAGTGAAGCTAAAGCTACCCCAGAAGGTCCTCCTGTTCTTTGATTGTATGTATTAGGATTTATTACATACAAATAATTTACAAGTTCTATCTCTCTTAAATCTGCTTCTTCTCTAGTATTAAAATACTCTAAAATTTCTTTCTTAAAGTTTTTAATTCCTACTTTTTTTATCTCTTCTTTTAAAATTAAAGAAGAACTCATATAAGAATCTTCTTCAGGAAATGGATGCGATCTTACTCCAATATATTCTCGATTGTTTAGTAAATTTGTAATTTTGTAAATGTAATGTTTCATAATATTTGTTTATTATAAATATCACAAAATTATAAAAACATCGATGTTATTTTGGATTATTTTAGAGTTTTTGTATTAAAGCATCTAAAATATGTTCTGATGTTTTTCCAAAATATGTAATACTATTATCGTAATTTTGCTGAATTGCTGAATCTCCTAATCTGATTAATCTAATTGCTCCTCCGTCTGTTATGGAAGCTTTAATTCCTTTATATGCCCAACTCTCTAAATTATCAGATAACTTTCCTTTTTCTTTTATAATGTTGAATACTATTAAAAATTTTTGCTGTTCTGTCATAATGTTATTTATTTTTAAATGCTCTACTTCCTTCTGATTGTACTGCTGTATAAAGCTCTACAATGGGAAGTGTTTTGTTATAATCTTCTATTCTTTTCATCTTAATATAAATTGTATTGACAATATTTTATGTAAAATTCAGTTCTTCCTATTTCTTGTAGCTCTTCTACATACTCCCATACTTCATCGACATACTGTTCTTTTCCATATAAATCATCTCCGTACTTTAAAGTTTCAAAGTCCCATCTTTTATCGAATGCTTTTGTTGCTAAGTATATAATTTCAGTTTCTGTCATCTTATCCGATATCATAATGTTCCCAAATAGCATCTATATGCTCTCTTAATTTATTCATAGCAAAGGATGCTTCGTCACATAACTTTACTAGTTCTGGGTCTTCTTCTCCGTCGTATCCGTAATGCTCTACCCAATATCCAAATCCTTCGTTATCAATTTCTCCGAATAATTGTTCTGCTTCTTCTTGTGATAGTTTAATTTCTTTGCTCATAATTTTATTTATTAATTATTATCAATTCGTAACTAACCTCTCCTATAAAGGTTGCTGTTGTTGTCCAATAATTACTCTCCATAAGATGCTGAGTTTCTTTCATGTTCGTAGACTTCTACTTTAGTAGCTCTCACTCTTCCGTCTGTTTCTTCAAGTAAGAATGTATTGATCTTTCCATATAAGTACTCTGCAAATCTTTCACATCCTACTGATGGAAGTATTCTTAATTGAATATCT